ATTGCACGAGCTATGTTACAGAAGCCAGGAGCTCATATTAAACAGTTTGGTGAGAAGTGGGAGATGGAAGATTTTCTACATGGTGCAACACATTATCATAGAACTGATGTGAATCCATACTGGAATGGAAGAATGATTAAAGTGACAACGATTGGCGATCATATTTTTTGGAAAGATTATGTCAACGAATAGGGAGTTAGTAGATGTCCAAAGAGAATAAAAAAGAAAATATACAGCCGTCATCAGTTGAAGAATGTGGTATATATCTGTTGATGGATGAAATATCAGACAGCTCTTGTAAAGATGTTATTACATTTATCATTTCAAAGAATTTAGCGAAACCATATCCAAAGTATTTACAGTTGATTATTAATTCAACAGGTGGTGATTTACAAGCAGCTTTTGCACTTATAGATACTATGAAGGGAAGTGCAATTCCAATTCATACAGTTGGTCTTGGTTGTGTCGCATCAGCAGCAGTATTGATATTCATAGCTGGTGTGAAAGGCAAGAGAGTCTTGACACCAAATACTTCTATACTTTCTCATCAATACTCTTGGGGGACTTATGGAAAAGAACATGAGTTGTTTAGTACAGTTAAAGAATATGAATTGACTACAAAACGAATGATGAATCATTATAGAAAATGTACAGGACTTACTGAGAAAAAGATTCGTGAACATTTGTTGCCACCACAAGATGTTTGGTTGAGTGCAACAGAAGCAAAGAGGCTTGGTATTTGTGATAGTATTAAAACAGTTTATTAATTAAAATGAATTTTAAGTGTAACTCCATTAATGAATTTTTAAAGCAACTCCCTTTTGGGGAATTTTACCACTAACTCATTTTGTGGAATTTTAAGACTAACTCATTTCGATAATTATCTAATATGACTATTGATTTAAATTTAACGATTGAAGAAATTGTAAAAGAAAAAGAATTATCTTACATAGATGCAGTTTTATATCATGCACAAGGTTTAGAAATTGAACCAGAAGCAATGGCAAAGATGTTGAACCAATCTATTAAAGATAAAATAGAAGTTGAAGCACAAGAGCTTCATCTATTGAAAAGAACAGCAAAGCTTCCAATATAAGAAAGGATGAATGGTCAATTTGGGCATAGGGGTGGGCAATAAATTTCATAATGAAATTTAGGAAGCAGATATATGATGATACAAAGTAATACAAATAATATAACGTAATAAGGAGTAATAAGTATGGCAAGTTTTAAAGAAATGAAGAAGAACCGCATGGCTAATTTGGAATCTCTTTCCAAACAAGTCGAGAAACTCGCAGAAAAACCTTCGTATGAAGATGAACGAATCTGGAAACTAGAACGAGATAAAACTGGTAATGGTTACGCAGTTATTCGTTTTCTCCCCGCCAAAGAAGGTGAAGATGTACCTTGGCAACGTATTTGGACACATGGCTTCAAAGGTCCCGGTGGATGGTACATTGAAAACTCATTAACAACTCTTGGTAAAGATGATCCTGTATCGAAAGCAAATACTGCTTTGTGGAACTCTGGTATTGATTCTGATAAGAACATAGCTAGAGATCGCAGACGTAAACTGAATTACTATTCCAATATCTATGTTGTGGAAGATGCAGCTAATCCACAAAACGAAGGAAAAGTATTTCTGTTTCGTTATGGAAAGAAAATCTTTGAGAAGATTACTGGTGTTATGAATCCAGAGTTTAAAGATGAAACTCCACTCAATCCTTTTGATCTATGGGAAGGTGCAAACTTTAAAATCAAGATGCGTCAAGTAGATGGTTTTCCAAACTATGACAAGTCTGAGTTTACTGAGTCGTGTCCTTTAGCTGGTGATGAGAAGAAGTTGGAGGATGTCTGGAAACAACAGTATTCTTTAAATGAGATTATTGAGGAGAAGAACTTTAAGAATTATGCAGAACTTGAAGCTCGATTTAATACTGTTATTGCTCATGAAGGTAAAGAGTTTGTTGGTACGATTGAAGAAAGTACAGATGATCCTGTTGCTACTGGTGAAAAAACAGATGATACTTTGGACTACTTCAAGAAGTTAGCTGAACAAGATTGATTAGAGAAGGGAGAGTGCAACGCTCTCCCTTTTTTTTAGTTGTTCCATTTCCTCCATATCCATCCAGCAAGACCTCCACTCCATGTATATTGATTTGGATCAGTTGATGTACTACCAGATGTCACTACTGCTGGTGAATCTGGTGCTTTATTAATTGTTGTGTTACCAGAATTAATAGTAACATTACCAGGATTTTGTGAAACACCATTTATTGTACTAAATCCTTCAAGTGCATTTCCAGATTGGTTTGGATATGCAGCTCCTAGTGATTTGGCAGCTATCATTCCATGATGTGCTGAAGTTGTACCATAAGCATCTGTTGTATCAAAAGAACCACTTTTGAATTGACCAGCCATACTTGTTGCACCAGATAAATGTGAACCACCAATCATAAAAGCTCGTTCATGTTTAGTTAATCCTTCCCATACATCTTTACCAAGTTCTTTTATTAATGTAGCTCTATTAATTTGAGAAAGTTTGTACATTCCTCTGTCTTGCATTTTTTCATTTGATATATATTCAGCAAGTGAAGAAGGGCGTTTATTGCCTGCTGCATCTGTTCCACCAATCCAATTATTGGAATTTGCCATAAGAGAAGCATTACCTTTTTTTCCTCTGTTTTTCCATGTGCCTTGTTTTAAGTAACCAACAGTTTCTAAAGCCGCAGCTCCAAATTGATATTTACCTACATAACCTCGATCATTTACTGCACTTATATTTCCACTACTTTCAGCCATGGCAAGAGATTTAAATATTTTATTATAGTCTTTATCTTTTAATTTATGTGTTGGTTGTCTACCAAATTCTGCTGGGTCTATGAAAATTTGTTCTCTTACTTTTGCTGGTAATGAACTAAGTTTTTTTTCGGATTCATGGATTTGCATGGGTTTTATAGATGGAACTGATGGAGTTGATGTTGGTAGTTTTGCTCTTAGCGTATTAACTCCACCTACAACTGCTTTTGTGATACTCATTAAGCCTTGTTTTGTTGGTTCTAAAATATGCTTATTAAAATCGCGTTTATATACTCTTGTAGCATCACCAAAATATTTTTTTGTATTAGTGGCACTCTCTTTAATTTGTGATGGTGATACAGTACCAAATGTTAGAGAACTTAATTCATTTGCGGCAATGTCTTTAGGTGTAGCTCCTTCACTAGCTTGGTATGCTACATCACCAGCCATTATTAATGCACCGATCGGTCCTAGTTTTTTGGCCACAGGTTTTAATTTTTTTACATTGTCAAGATTTACTTTATCTTTCAATGATGCAACTGCTGGTTTAACAGCTTCTTTTACTTTGGTAGCAAGTTCTTTTGTTTTGGTTTTTGCTTTGTTAACAACATTTTTTATTTTTTCTTTAAAAGTTTTTTTCTTTGGTTTACCATCAGGTTCATCAAAGTTAAATTCTCCCTGTGTCCCGGCTTTACTTCCACTCATGTTAAATCCAAATTTACTTCCACCCCATTTACCAAATTGCTTTGCTTTGTTAAATCCCCACTTGCCTGCATCATATGCTTGTTTGAAAGGTTTAAAACCAAAACCTACAATAGATTTTCCTATGTTATATATCTGTGCGCCTAGATAGGCTCCACCGACTGTGGCAGCTGCTACTTCTCCCTTACTCATTCCATCATAAACTTCTCCCATTTTTTTCTTTACTTGATCTAGTATAGTTTCACCTTTAGGTGGATTTAATATATCATTCATACCTTTCATCATCTCTTTCAGTTGTTTTTCAATTTGTGCGAAAGTTTTAAGTGGTATTTTCATTAAGGCAAATAAAGCAAGACCAACTACAAGTAGTTTTTTCCAATGTCTACTAAAGAATCCTCTTTCGTCTTTATCATCTTTGCCTTTTTTAGATAGACCAGCTAAGAAACCAGTTTGTTTTTTTTGTTCAGCATCACGAATTTTTTGTGCTCTATCACCTTCTGTTATTTCTTCAACACTACCAGAAAGAAATCCTTCCATATTAGCGGTCGAGTCACTTATTTTATTTAAGCTTTCTTGCATTTCACTAAGTGAACTGGCTAAAGTTTCTTCTATAACTGCCATTTACTTATCCTCGTTGTTGCTGCTGTTGTTGTTTGCGTTTTTCATTTTCTTCTTGCACATGCTTTATAAGTAGACCGACATAAATCTCCCTTTCCCAAGGAATCATATTTTCTAATTCAGTTAGTGAATATTTATGATGTTGAACCATTTGGAAATTGGTTTGTATCAGATTCGCTAACGAGTCTTGACAAAGGGCTAACCGAAAAAAGATCCGAGTCCCTCCAGAGTCATTTTTTCTTTATATCCACATTCTTTTTTCTCTTTACTTTTTCCTTTAACTTTATTTTTACAATGTAATTCTACATCATGTTTAAGAGCAGGCATTGTTTCAAAAAATTTTGCTATTTTTTGAAACTGGTCGTCAGTTAAAGATTCTAAAAAATCTACTACTTCTTTTTTTGTATGGTCTTTAGTTGGATATGTATTGTCTTTATCAAAAATATAGTCTATACAATGAGTTACTGTTTCAAATAAACCTTCAATTTGACTTTGATCTTTTGTTATTTTTCCAATATATTCTTGAAGTTTTAAATCAGGATATTTCATTACTACACCAAGTTCATCAGTTAATTGAATAGTTTTGGTGTGTTTATCAAGTTTTACAATTTTAATGTCATCAAGATTAATAGCTATTGGAATTTCTCCTTTACATTTTGGACATTTATATTTTAATTCAAGAATTTCTCCTTTTGCTTTGCCTCGTAATTGTAAGAAGATATATTCCAGATCAAATGCTGGTAATGCATTAACATCAATATCACCATAAACACAATTTTGGATAATTTCTTTTGTTGCATCTATGATTTGATCTTGATCTTCTCCTTCCATTGCTAGAAGAAGAATTTTTTCTTCTTTAACTAGGAAAGGTCTAAATTTAATTTCCTTTTCTGTTGATGGTACTGTTAAAGTATATTGTGGTACTGCAATTGTTGGTAAACTCATTTCATTCACTCCTATATAAAATGATTGTAAATAATATTAATTAATCTTCATCAGGTCCTACATCAAAATTTGAAGCATCTGAACCTTGATAGTTTTGTCCGAATTTCCATCCTTCATTTTCAATTTCCCACATCGGATCTATTTTATTCATAGCAGTATTACTACTCCTGGCATAAGTATCTGGAAGAGCTGTATTACCATCTTTTACTTTTGCCATTGGAAAATCTGCTGTAAAGTGTCTATATGTCATAGTTACATTTACAGTCATAATAGTATCAGTTGTTCCATAATCTAATTGTATTGGGTCAACGGCTTTTGGAAATGCATCATGTAGTGTCCATGTTCCGATAAGATTTCCTTTACGAGTTAATTGTTTAATTCGTACTCGCCCTGTATAATCACTATAATATCCAAAATGATTATTTTTTGGATTTACAATTTTATCTATCCATGCTTGAAAGAATTGTAATTCTCTTAAATCTCCACTAGAATAAAAACCAAGAATGGTATCAGCAAATAATTTTTGATATGCTGGAGCACGAAATCCAACATCTCTGTCTAAAGTAGCTATATTAGTTCCTGGTATTTGTGCTTGATAACAATTTATTCTAAATGCTTCTTGAGAAGCGTGTGCTACTTTATCAATGTGAACTTCAAATAAGTTAGGCCTTGCAAAGTCGTTCTTGACATTGGCCATTACTTTATCAAGTGTGAATCCTTTTTTATGTCGTAAAAGTGACGATAATTTATCTGTTATGTTTTTTGCACCATTAGCAATAGCTGGGTCTACATAAGAACCTGCTACTTCTTTTAGCCATGGAAATTGTGCCATCTTTACTCTCCGTTATAAATACTAGTGACTCACTATATTTATACAACTACTATGAATTATAAGAAATCAATTGGAAGATATAAGGTACATAATAAGGAAAAATATGTAGCTGATTTGCAAGAAGTGATATATAGATCGACATGGGAGCTTAAATACATGAAGTATCTGGATCGTCATCCGTCTGTATTGGAGTGGGGTTCAGAGAATGTCATTATACCATACTATAATCAGATTGAGAAGAAAAGTAGACGATATTTCGTAGATTTCTATGCTAAAGTAAGAAATGCAGAAGGAGAGATTAAGAAGTATATCATTGAAGTGAAACCATTGAGTCAATGCAAGCCACCAAAGAAACGAAAGAGAATCTCTATCAAGTATAAGAATGACTTGAAAACATACATACGAAATCAGAGTAAATGGAAGGCAGCTCGTAAATGGGCAGAGAAACGTGGTATGGAGTTTGTTATTTTGACTGAAAAAGAGTTAGATATTCCACAAAAATCTTATAAATATAAACGAAATGGCAACAGCAATAGCAAAACCATATCTCGGTAGTCTTATATCAGCAGATATTAAGGGTGATAAGAAAATTCTTGGTGGCTTATTTTTGGCATCAAAGAGTAATACAATTAAAAGTTTATTTTCATCTGCATCATCTCTTTTGACGGGTGGTAAAATAAAAAAACTTTCGGATCTTGCTAAACATCCAAAGCTTGCATCCATAGTTAAAAAATTTACTCCTAGTGAACGGAGTATGTATATGAAACATTTAGTACCACTTGGTTTTCCATCATTGGCAGTAGCAGAGGGTCGAGTAACTGGTTTTCTGGTAAGTGAAACAAGAGTAATTGTTGCTGGAAGAAAAATTACTAAAGTGGCTGGTGTTACTGATACAAGAGTAATAAAAACTCTTGACCGACATATAAAGTTTTTAAAAGAAGAATCGTTTTTTCAAAAGGCTCATAAACGAGCAAAACAAGTAGGTATTATTGGAAGAAGTGAAGCAGCGAGAGAATGGTATCAAGATTATGCTTTGGAACAAGGATTGAATTTTCGTTCAATGGATATGTTGAGAACTGGTGGTCGAAGAATTACTGATATACGATTAGGTCGTATGTATTTTTTTAGATATAGACCAAAAGAACCAAGAGATATGTATGATGAATTTCCGTTAATTTTTTTATTGTATGAGGATCCTGATAATTTTTCTGGTATTAATTTTCATTACTTGAGTCCAAAGTTGCGTGCTGTACTTCTTGGTAATATGTTAATGTATTTAAACAATCAAGATTATAGTGATAGAACCAAATTATTTGCAAGAAAGTTTAGAAGTATGATACAGACTAATAGACGATTTAAATATGCAAAGGCTATATATAAACAATATAGCAATGAAGATGTTCGTTCCAAGATACTTCAAGTGCATCCATTGGATTGGGAGTTAGCAATCACATTACCAACAGAACGATTTAAAACAAAATCTGGTGGTAGAAGTATGAGCAAGAAAGTTTGGATTAAGTCAGAGAAGTTAGCAAGAACAATTTAAAGGAGTAAATAAATGCCAGCACAACAAGGTTTCGCAGGTGGTGAGTCAACAGTCGAATATTCTCACGAAGGAAGAATTTCAGACATGGATGTGGTTAATCGAGAGAGAACCACAGTAGACCCTTATGCTTCTGGTGCTGCTGGTGACCCTAGTAAGTTTGATACTCTGATATATCCATTGGATTTAAATCCAGAAAACTTTTTTCCAGAAGCTATTTGTTTTCAAGTAAAAAAGAGAGTTGGTCTATCATTGGAAGAAGTTGTTGAGGCAGTAGGAGATACTGCGGGAGAGTTAATAGATGCTTTAAATCCAATGTCAGAATCACGAAATGCTATGGCTTATAGTACAGAAATAGAGAAAGAAGTTTCAGAACTTAAAAAAAATGGTGTATCTGATAAAGTCCTTCAAGACGAAGCAAAAGCTAAAATTAGAGCAAAATGGATTGAGAATGGCAAAACACCACCGAGTGATGATTATTATGAAGATGTAATTGCTTCAGGAAAACTTTTACAACCATTTAGTAAAACATATGGTGCGTTGAAAGGTAAAGTGGCTGCACAAAGAGCGTTAACATCACATGGTACGACTGCGAATACATTAGGCAATATTTATATGAATATGCCGAATCAGATTCAGTTTAGTGAAGCAGCGAATTGGGATCCAACTAGTTTAGGATGGGTTGGTGCAATTAAAAATACAGTTGGTGAAGCTTTTGCTGGTGGAATTGCTGGTCAAGCAGGAAATATTACTGCTGCTGCATTTGGTGGTAGTATGGGATATCTTATGAAATTGTTGCGTATACCACATGCTGGTGGAATGTTAGGTGGTTTAGTCGCAGCTGTTTCAGAAGGAAGTAAGATACAACATGGAATTGAATCAGCAATGAGTATGGCACAAAATCCATATATGGAAATGATGTTTCAAGGAGTTGGTTTTCGTAAGTTTACTTTTAATTTTATTTTACGCCCAAGAAATTTAGATGAAGTGAAACAAGTTATGGGTATTATAAAAGCATTTCGTTTACATTCGAGGCCTTCATGGTCTGAAGGAATGTTAGGACATGGATTTATGAAATATCCAATGGAATTTCATATTAGTTTTTTAACTTTAGAATCTGGTTCTGCAAGAGTAGCTAAACCAAATAAGATAGCTACCAATGTAGATAAAGTTTATACTGTAAATCAACATATACCAAAAATCAAACCATGTGTTTGTACGAATGTTGAAACTAATTATACACCACAGAGTATATGGACTGCATATAAAGGTGGTAATCCAGTAGCTGTTAATCTAGGTCTTTCATTTAGTGAAACAGAACTTGTCATGGCAGATGATGTAGAGAAGGGATGGTAATATGGCATATTTTAAATATTTTCCAAAAATGGCTTATGATATTCGTGGTGTAACAAATCAACGACAATATGATAGAGTTACTAATATACTTGCTAGAGTTTTGGTTAAGTGTCATGGTTGGGCTGATGTTGATGGGTCAATCGTTGAACCTTTAACTGGTGCGAGTTATTTTATAAAACATACAATTGTAGATGGTGAGCGACCTGATATACTTGCACACAAATTTTATGGTGATTCAGAATTACATTGGTTATTCTTTTTTACTAATGGAGTTAAATTATTAAATCCATATTATGATTGGCCATTGACACAGTATGATTTAAAGAAATTTGTTGATAAAAAATATGCAAATATTAATGCAATACATCATTATATAGATGCAGATGGTTATGAAGTTGATTCAGATGCTGCGGGTGCAACTTCTGTTACTAACTGGATTCACGAAGAAACAAGAAATGATGTTAAAAGACCCATACGAGTTTTACAAAGTTCTATGGCCATGACGGTCGTAGACGAATTTAAAAGATTGATGAAAACTCAATAATAAAGGTTTATTATGGCAGAACAATTAAATGTAAGCGATATTACAATAGATAAACTTCTTATCCATGCAGCTTCTGGTGCATATGATTTGATTCCACATCTGTCTGAGTTAAATATTTACGAAAATATCTTTTCTAATCATTTAACTGGTAATATTACTTTAGTTGATGGATATAATATTCCTCAAAAGCTTCCTATCATTGGTGAAGAAACAATCGAATGTAAAATGAGAATGACAGGCGCGCCTGATGATGATAAACTTATTATGAGTCCTCCACTTATGCAAGTCCATGACCTTGCTGATCGTTTTATAAGAGAAGGAAAACATTCTCAACAATTTACTCTTAAATTAGTATCTGAAAAATTTATGAGTAATTTACATTCTCGTATAAGTAGGTCATATAGTGAACCTGCATCTGAGATTGTTAGAGAGATATATGAGGAGTATCTTAATGATGGAAGGAGTAGTTCTGGTGGACAACAGATAAATATAGAGCCATCATATGGAACAGAAACTTGTATTATACCAAATTGGGATCCTCATACGGCATTTAATTGGTTAGCTAGTCGTGCAAGGTCAAAAAAGAATGAACACGCAGTTAGTTATGTGTATTTTGAAACATTAGAAGGTTCACATTTTAAAACTTTGCAGACATTAGCTACACAACCTGCTATGTTGACTATTTCTTTGACACCTCGAGCATTTGATGCACATCAAATTGAAGCATTATTTAAAGGACAAGTTAAAGCTGACCATATTTTATATATGAATCAATTTAGAATAATAGATAATGTTAAAAGTGGTATGTATGCATCAAAATTACTCACACATGATATTACAACAAAAAAGATTGCACAATTTGATTATAGTGGTTTTGATGATTGGGATACTTATACTCATTTATCACCACACCCGCCAATCAATAATTCACCAACAGAATATCAAGTTGGAAATACATTTAGAAATTCATATGCACCTCCAAGATTTGATAATATTGGTATTGAAGGAGGTCGTAGGATGAGTGACTATACTGATAGTATTGTTACATTTTATCCAAAGCACAATCAAATGTTTGGAACTACATCTTCAGAACCATATGAAAATCATGTTGAAGAATGGAGATTACAACGAGAAGCACATATGTCTTTTTATAATGGTGTGACAATGGAAGTTCAATGTGGTGGTTTACAGTTTGCACGCGTTGGTATGACTATTGGATTAATTGTACCAGCACCACATGGTGGAATGTTGAAACCAGATGATTCGTGGGATAAATTTTTAACTGGTAAGTATATGGTTACTGCTATTCGTCATATAATTTCAAATGACAAGGGCAGTACATCATATAAAATGAATTTACAATTAACGAAAGATGGAATTAATAATTTTCCTGGTTATCGTCAGCCGAGAAAACTAGGAAAAGAATCTGTAGCGTTTGTTTAGGAGAGTTAATTATGTATGGTGATTTTACATGGTGGCAAGGAGTAGTAGAAGATCGTACTGATCCGTTAAAACTTGGTCGTTGTCGTGTTCGTGTGTTTGGTTATCATGTTGATGACTTAGATGAGATACCGACTGAGGATTTGCCATGGGCTACTCCAATGCAACCAATTACATCTGCCGCTATGAATGGAATTGGTACGACACCATTAGGACCTGTTGAAGGTACTTGGGTCTTTGGTTTTTTTCGTGATGGAAGAAATGCACAAGAACCAGTTATTATTGGAACATTTGGTGGAACACCAGAGAAGAAGTCCGATCCAGCTAGAGGATTTAATGATCCTAATGGAATATTTCCACGCAAAGAATTACTTGGTGAAGTTGATACCAATAGACTGGCTCGTGGTATTGGTGGAACTAAAGTTGGCACTAAGAATGGTGAGAATGCTACATCTTTAAAGAACAAACGAGCAAAAAGAAATCGTGGTGATCCACAAGAAGAAGGAGCAGGAATTTATGCAACTGGAATACCAATGGGTGTTGCTGGTAATATAAGTACGAGTATTCCTAATACTGTTGATGGTAATTTATTGGTTAGTGGTTCTTATGAAGGAGATGCAAATCATTATAACCATGATTATTGGAATGAACCAAATCCACGATATGGTGGAACAGAAGATAGTGATACAACATATCTAACATCTGTTGAAAATATATCTCAGTATCCATATAATCATGTTCGTATGAGTGAGTCTGGTCATGTGGAAGAATGGGACGATACACCATCAGCAGAACGATTGCATAGATACCATAAAGCTGGAACATATGAAGAAATTCAACCAGATGGTGCAAGAGTTGTTAAAGTTGTTGGTAATGATTATGAGATAATAGCTGGTAGTCAAAATATATCTGTTAGTGGTGTATGTAATTTAACAATCAAAGGTGATTGTCGTGTATTGTATATGGCAGACTTGGTGCAAGAAGTTGTTGGTGATTATCATCTCCATGTTGGTGGTGAAATGAGAACCAAGATAATGGGCAATGATACAAAAGAAGTCAAAGGTAATCAGAAAATTGTTATTAATGAAAACCATGATTTATTCGTTGCTAAAAATCAGACTATCAATATTGGTGGTGATGTTACAGAAACATTTACTGGACATTTAGACCAGACGATTAAGAAGAATGTAAGTGTACAATATGGTATCGGTACTACAGCTGATACGACTTCAAGAGGTGGTGCTGGATATACACCGCCAGGTAGTTATACCATTAGTGTTTCTGGTAAAACATTCTTTACTACATTAGATACATTTACATTAACAAGTAAGAATGATATGAAAATTAGTACGAGTGTAGGAGATTGTCATCATAATGTTGGTGGTAATTATACACAAACAATTACTGGTTGGTCTGCAAAAGGTATTGGTATTTATAGCACACATAATGTTGGTACTTATAGCACACATGATATTGGTACTTATAGCACACATGATATTGGTACGACTTTGAGTATTGATACTGGTGATGCTATAGATATTACTGGTGGTGGTGATATAACAATTACAGCAGATACAGATATTAAGTTGAATCCATAAGAGGATAATATGGCATTAAAAAAAATACATAGACATGGTGATTCTCGATTGTGTGGTGCAACCACGACTGTTACTGGACAGAGTACGGTATATGCTAATGGTAAATTAGTATCTGTTAATGGTGATCCAAATACAGATGGTGCAGGAGCATTATCTGCTGGTTCAAATAATGTATATGCAGGTGGTAAAAAAGTAGTAAATCATACACCAGATAGTGCGGCACCAGATGATTTATGCATACCTGTTGGTGGAGCTCATTGTGGACCTTCAACAGCACAAGGTTCGGATAATGTATTTGTAGGAGATTAATATATGGCAATATGTGGATTAAATATAAATCTTTCTGCTATACAGGGAGAATTAAGTGCTAAAGTATCTGGATTTTTAGACCTAGAAAATACTTTAACTTCACCAATTGATGTATCTTCATACTTGGAAACATTTGAGAGTGGTATTGATGGTATCAAGTCAAAAATATCTGCGTCTTTACCAGACATACCAGTATCTTTATCTGGATTTACATCATTGAGAGATCAAATCTCTGCATATGCATCTGCACCTGGTGCTTCTGCACTTGCCAGTATCACATCTCAATTTGGTGGTCTAACTTCACTTAAAGGAATGGCAAATATTAATCTGAGTGATTTAGCTTCCTCAGCATTGAGTGTTGGTGCATCATTTGATCCATGTGCAGCTGCATCTGCAATACCAAATATAGTAGCAGATGCGTCTGGTGCGTTGGAGGCACTTGCAGACCAAGCACCAGATTTAGGTGGTACTCTAATGGCACTTAAACGACAGATACCAAATGCTCAAATTCTCGATAGTCTTGCTCTTGCAGCTGCAAACAATACGAAAATTCTCACTTCTACTACTATTGATAGTGCCGCAGAATTATTTGAAACGAATATAGTACCATCCATAGATGAAGCTATACAGACATTACCAACTGGAGAAGTCGTTATACGAGATAAGGCAAGAGCAATAGCAACTGTAGCTGCTCGTGGTTATCTGTTGAATGATGAAGAACAAACTGCATCTCAACAAAGGGTTCAGAATGTTTTAAATCGACAGCATGCTATGAACGAACAAGGTGTGGATGCACATAAGAAGTCTGTTGAAGGAGCTGGTTTTGATGATCCATCCTCTCCTAATTATCGTATGTATAACGGTCATAAAATAAAGAGAGTATCACAATCAGATGGTAAAGGCGGTTCATATATGACATGGAAAAAGACATAGACCATTTACGCTGGTCACGGTGACAACTTTTAAGGAGAAATACCATGAAAGAGGACACATCAGAATTTAACGAAGTAAGTCAACTCAGGACAAGATGCACTATACTAGAGTCACAGATAGAAGTCTTGGAGAAACAGAATATCGAATTGAAAGAACTCGTAACCAAGCTCTATCCAGATACTACAGGCTCCAATGATCCTAATATGAAACGCAAATGGACAGAGATTCCTGAAGTTGGAAAGTTTCCAGTAGATGATGGTGAGTTTCAAGTGTGATAGGATGGCAGATTTCACGTTATATCATAGATATACCATTATTACATGATATAGTAGGAGGATTTTTTCTTTCATTACTCGTCATGTATATACTCGGAAACGTATATATAATATATCTGTTATGCAAAGGCTCTGGTAAAAAACAGACACCAGAATGGACATACGAAGGTAAACCTTGGTCATATTGGAAAACAACTAAATAGTAATACAATGCTGAACTGGTATATACACACATATGGGGAGATTCCAGATTTGTCACAACAAGTCGCATTCATAACGGCACAAATACTCGCTGTACTCATTGGAGTCGTAGCATTCGGTGCCATGTGTTATGGACTAGTTAAATTTTACATACAGAGAGAAAGATGATTAACTGGAATAGTATAGTACAAGATGTGATTTCCATCACATCTAGTGGTATTATTATACTCATACTGGTAATCATATACTCTAAATTCAAGGAGAAATAACATGGCAGAACTCAAACCTATTGGTTTTAAACCAGATGGTTCACATATAAACAAGGGCGCATTGGTTATCATAGGACTCATATTCATTGGTCTATACTGTAT